CAATCTGTGCAGCAGTGGGTTTGTGGCTGCTATCGATTTGGGTGATTGCGGCAACGGACGCCTTCGATGGAGCGCACAGAGCAGCATTAGTCCAGAAGTTTGCGCCGTAAACAAGCGATCTGGCTTTTGTGGCAGTGTCTGCGGTAGGAGCTTGAAGAGTGCCGCCGCCGACCAATTCGATTTGCACGATGTCGCCATTAGCTTCCTGCGGCATTACAACTTCGGTCTCGCCTTCGCTCCAATGCACAGCAAAGATTGATGTTCTGCTTCCGGAAGCGCCGGAAAGCTGTGCAACTACATTGCCGTTAGCCTTGGCGATCTGGTGCAAGCCCTTGAACGCGCCAGGCACGCCGTGAGTAGCATTATCACCATAAATCATTGCTTTTGCAAGTAGCTGTAGGATTGAGCGCATATATGCGGTTGTGCGATTCTTGTCGTTCAAGAAGCCCTGAATGCCGCCCCATTTCTTGGCAAGCCCTTTATCAATTTCAACCAGGCGCTCGATAGCCGGGAGTTGAACGCTGCCAAGGATGCTGTTTGACATTGTGGCTACGATTGATCCATTGATTGCGCGTACGGCGGCATCGCCATCATCTGTCTGAACTTCAAACTCATGGCGCAGATAATCGCTGCTGAATCCGAATTGTGCCGTTTCTAAAATACCCAAGCTTTTAACCAAGTCGGTTACGATGGGCGCTTGTTCGCTTTGTAGCGAGATAAGAAAATCTCTGATATTCATGTTTTACCTCATGTTTTTTTTTGTAATGCTTTGCCGAAGGTGTAGGGTTCTTTGGTTTCGCCGCCACCCGGATTGCTCTTTCGCTGGAAATCCGTTTTGGAATCAGCAGGATCGGCAAATGCTCCCGCTTTTTCCAATACAGAATACAATTTCAGGTTTTGTGCGGCGGTGTCGGCATCAAGCTCTTCGCCTTCTGCCGGGATTGAGAAGTCAGGCATCAGCGCGGCAATCTTGTCTTTGCGCTTATCCGTATCACTTGACAAAATCTTTTGCAATTCTTCATGTTTGGCTTTCCATAGGTTCAGTGTTTCTGTTTTCTTGCTTTGCAAAAGCTCGTCATATTTGGCAGCCTTCTCTTTTATCGAATCAAGTTCAGGATCCGCTTTCGTGGCATCCGCCAGCTTGGCGTTAAGCGCATCAATCTGACTTGACATCTCGGCAAGTTTCAATCTGCGTTCCTTTGATTCGTTGTTTGCCGCGGATAAGTCCGCAAGCACAGTGTTCGCCTCTCGCTTGGCATCTGCCAGCAGAGAAAGAATGTCGTTTCCCGCATCAGCAGGAAGTGAGTTCGTAATCTTATCCAAGATTTCTTTTAGTGCCATGTTATCCTCATTCGTTGTTAAATGTTATTGATTTCCAATTTGATTCAGCAGTAGTGCTTTCATCTACCGATACAAATAGAGTGGTGTCGTTATATCTGAGTTCGCCTGCCTTGCCCACCGTCCCGTCAATTCCGCCCTCAAGCGTGGTTTCGTATGCGAATACGAGCGTTGTGCCCGTGCCGCCAACGGCCACAGTAATGAGTGCCTTTGCCGCAGTGTTGCCTTCAATCGCTGCCTTGACCGCATTAAGATTGCTTGTGATTTCGCCTTCTGCAGACGCAAGCGTTACATTGATTGTGCTGCCGGATACCGATACAACTTCAGCTTCCGCGTCTTCTCCTGGGTCAATCAAATTCACTACGATGCTGTTACCAGCAGCTCCCTTTGTTATTGCGGTATAAGTTAGCGTGTTGGTCTCAAATGCCGTTCCCGTTGCCGCCACAGGCGCAACAGGCGTTCCCGATGCAGCGGTCTGCACAATGGCCTCTAATGCAGCGGTTCTGTCCAGCAATCCGGTACCAGCAGTAAGCACATCGGCTTGCAATCGCTCAAGATCGCCGGTTATGGTGCTTCTGGTGGTGTCGGGATCGTAGTCACCAACCTGAGCCTGCAAAGTGTCAATCTCGGTGTTTTTCTCTTTGCTGAAATACTCGTTTAATTCCGCAACTGTGCGTGTTTCAGGCTTGTTTCCGCCTTGCGCTCTGCGGATTTCAACAGTATCATTATCATCAATTCTACGATATGCCATATTCACCTCACGTGATCGTAATAGTATTCTTTTGTTATTTGCATAAAGGAATGGCGGCAGTTATACGTCCGCTCCGGTGCGCTATATGACTCAAATTCAATGCGCTCTTCTTCATTAAAATATGGCGCATTAGGAAACATCGCACTAACATCCATACCGGTGCCTTCGCGACATACCGGACGCGTAACATCATCTTCCGGACCCTCGTATATCCAAAACAATTCGCCATCATAATTGCGAGCGGCTTCGTATTGCATCATTTGGATAAACTTTGCGCGGCTGGTGTTCACATAGGTGGTAGCATAGCGCACAAGCTGCTTATCCAGTATTGCTTTAACCGATTTTACGAGATCGTTGATGTTCGTTCCGCCAAAAATACTGTCGCCAATAATGGCATGAATCTGGCGCGCCACATCATTGCCGAGATTGCCAATCCGCGCATTCCATAGCGAATTGAATGCACTTATCGCAGATTTGCTTGTGTGCGTGAATGCCAAAGGAACCGCTCCGGGAACGCTTGACTTTTTCATTGTGCGCAGTAAATCGTTTTCTTTATCGTTTAACCGAGATACAAGTTCAGTGTATCCGGATGCACTAAGTTCTTCTAAAATTGATCCATAGATTTGCGCCCACAGCTGGATGTTCTCTTCTGTGTTCAGCAGATGCCCGCCACCGGAGTCAAGCTCGCGGATTAATGAGGAAATGCGCTCATCCAATCGTCTCGCAATCTTCTGCATGTTGCGCTCAAACCACGCGGTTTGTTGATCAATTTTAGTCGAAACTGCTTTATTCATCAAACAAGCCCTGATCAATGTTTGCCGCGCCAATGCGGAAGCGATTGTTATCGGTGTCAATGCGCTCAATTTCCTTTTCCGCATCTTCACGGCTCAAGTCTTGATTGTCCAGCATGATGGCGTCTACGCGGCTCATTGTGCCATTGGAAATCTTCAGCGAGCGAACCTGCTCTTCTTCTAACGGATTTTGTTCAATCGCGATGTCGGAAAAGTCAATCTTTATGTCGGCAGCTTCCGGCATGTTGACATTGCTATTAAGCCGTTTGCAGTCCATGATGAGCTGCACGAGATCACGCAATGGCTCTCGATAGATAGATCGCTTTTCCACGTTATACGATATCACATCGGATTTTGATAGGCGCAATTGATATCCGGAGTTGAATGAGCTTCCTTGCTTGATTGCTTCCGCGCTAATGCCCATAAGAGACGCCGCAAGCGCTATATTGTCGTTAACGATATCCCAGACGGTCTGAAGCTGTGGCGATGGCGTAGCATAGCCAATAGAGCCGCTCACATTGCCGGTTACAGGATCGCGAGGGATGTTGATGTATCGCTGAACGCCAACGTTAAGCTTCGCGCCTTCCGGCATGCCAGACGTCCACATTGTGCTGAACGATTGATAGTCCAGCGCAACATCAAGATTGGTCAGCTGGATATTGGCGCGCAGATTGGCGTCTACCATCGGAAATTGACGATCAAGCCAAAAAGAGTCAATTGCCATATCGGTGCGAAACCAAGCAATTGGTATGCGACCGTATGGATTAGGCTGAGGCGGCTCAATGTCTGAGTCAATCGTTCCATCCGTTTTCAGAGTCACTACGCGATATGAGTCATCCGTCCAGAGCGCATATACATCAGAGCGCTCTGCAATCGGAGTGTTGAACTTATTCCGGATTGTGTAGGCTACAGCCACGGCTTCGGTTGGGTCAACGTCATCTTGCCAAACTATGCAGCGATCAGGCGTAATGAAGTCCAACTTTATTTTGCCTGTTCGCGGATTATAAATAGGCGCAATGCCTATCTGATTGCAAGTCTCTGCGTATCGATCAATAACGCGCAAAGAACCGAATAAGTTCACGCCATCAAGCAAATCAGTAAAATGTTTAGCCAAATTATCTGACGCTCCATCTAATACGATAGACGGGTCTTGCTGGAAAATTTTGGCAAGCTGGCGAGTTAGCGCGCGGGACAAATCTGTCGCCACAATATAGTGTTGCAGATCGGTATATGTGTCCGGGTATCGGCTTTTAATTTTCGCCAAAGTATACGATTCTTGGTTATAGTTGTAGAAGTCGATCGCCATGCGTGTAATTGAGCGCCGCTGTAAATCGTCCTGCATTATGCTATTCACTTTTGCTCTGCGTATTAAATCTAAGTTCATGCTACATCCCACGGTATTTGTTCTTGTTTCACTAATGCGTCAACAACGATTATATTGCGCATTGCATCAGAAATGTGTGTCAGCATTGTGCCGTTTGGCTTTATGATAGCGCCAGCCGCATCGGTGACCACCTGCTCAAGATCGTTAATCAAATTTTCACAACTTGGATCGATATGGATAGCATTATGCGCAAATGCGCCATTGGCGATATTGAGAGATCTGCGCTGTGTGATGCCGTGCCGATACCGCACATCAAAGCCCTTGCGCTTCAGTATTTCAATATCGCTTGCGTCAGATGATGTCTTGCGCGCAATTCCAGTCGGATCAGGATAGCAGCGCAATACGCGATTCGGGTAGTCTTCTGCCAGTAAATCTGACAACAGATATGTGTTGGCGTTCAAA